ATTTTATTTCTAAACCTCTCATCAACATTTTTTAAATACTCCCCATCAATCTCGACAGTTTCCTCAAGTTGCTTAGTTTCTTCTACAATATGATGGATAGCTTTCTGGTATTCATCCTCGGTTATTACTTTCTTTGCTCTTAGTATGAGGAGGAGTGCTTCATGCTCCATGTACATCTTGCTGAGCCTGAATGATAAACTTGCGATCTCAGAAGATTCGCTTGTATCAGTCATAAATTCCGGGTCGCCCTGTATTTCGTCAAGTAAATCCATCAGCTCACTACCTGTATAGGAAATAAGTCGCCCCACGTTGCAGGCGGAACTCTATACCTGGGGTTATCCATAACAAGTTCTTTAGCGACACGATTTGGACCGGACCAATAATAGTCATGCATGCAGATCCAACCGCCTTTTACCACATTACTACCCCAATGAACAAAATCGTACTTTACATCCTCATACTCATGGGAGCCGTCTATAAACAGCATCCCAATCGCCCCAAAATGCTTCTCATATGCTTCTTTCGAGGTCATTTGGTAGGGCCGGACAATATCAAACATATGGAGAGATTCTATATTTTCTCTAAACTCGTCCCACGTATTACAGTGGGGATCAAGTTCGCGATGTTCTTTGGAGCCTGTAAACGGGTCAACAGTATATATTAGGGGGTGGGCTGGGTTGTTTCGCGATGCAAATCCCAGGGTCGCAGTTGATCTGCCTTTCCATGCTCCAATCTCCACAATCGGGCCGGTTACCTCGCTCGCGATGATATACAAAACGCGGGCCTCTTCCTTTGCAAGCCATCCACCAATCTTGTCTATTGTGGGCCAATCTAACTCAAATTGTTCATCGTTCATTATTATACCTTCTATTTTACCTAGCGTCATCTTTATATATATGCTTTTCTATATAGGTAGTTGAGGTGAGAACTATTACCTACAGAACAAAATGGGATGATGATGGCCCGAGCTTGGGAGATATGCATGATAAGTGGAACGATCTGTTTGACCGCCTATGTGCAATAGATGATATGATTGAAGCACTAAACGGGGATAAAGACGAGAAAAATCTCGTTAAGGATGGACCAAGTTGGCAGGAGATTCATCGCCAAATTGAAACTTTAAAATTGGAAAGAAAAGAAGTGGACAGAAGATTATATAGCCTTCAAATGGACATAAATATTTTTAGGGGATATTAATGAACGGAAAAATTGGTGCAATGGTAGCCATCTTTATGATGGTAGGTATGGCGGTTGGGTTTGGTGGTTGGGACGATTCCAAGTCTTATGCTGATAACGTTAAGAATATCTTTTCCACCAATGTTATCAACTTTAGCGATGGGCCACACAGCCCCGAGCTAAATTGGAGTGATGGGGATAAGCCGGTTCGCGCAGTTGATGGAACGCCATTCGGATATGTAGCTGAGCAGGACGTAGTTGCCAGGAAGAACGCGGTATTTTTGGGCATGAACGGCAGTGATCCATACGCCGAAAATCTATCACTTGCCAAACCCACCCACGCAGTTGATAAATCATGGGATGGAGTAGTGACCGAGGAGGATGCAGTTAACAAGAAGATCGCCGAATTTATGGGGTAAGTAAATACTTACTCCTTTATCATCCATTATTCTTTTAATATACTCTAATTTGCCCAAGGTTCGACTTTCTCTAAGCCCCACGATAGATTCTATGTCAGAACTATGAAAGTCTCGCTACGGGTCTATAAAGTGGCTTGTAGGACATGCTACAGTTCTAGATCACGATGCAATTTTTTGTATGAATTTGAGTGAGTAATACATCGGAGTTATCGTGAACGGGTCACTTGAAAAACTTGATGAATGAGTGTGGGGATCGGCGGTAGCTTTCCCAATATTGCTGTTTCCAGTGTTATCAACATTATAATATGCATTTGGATGCCCCCCTCCACTGCCTTCCGAACTATTTCCACATCCACCAGAATTAGGCCGTGAAGATCTATCTTTCATTGAATGTTGATGGCCTGCTATTTCTGCGGCTGAAAGAGAGTGCCCCGATATTGTAACCGCTCCCACTATGGTGTGAGTACCACTTCCAGTATCTCCCACATTGTAATCTGAGCCAGTGCCTGCGCCAACCACAAACCTATCGCGGAGGTCCACCGTGCCAGACGTACCATCACATAGGTGCCAACCATCAGGAACCGTTTCCCCCGACCACATTATGATTAGGCCAGTCGGAACACTCAACCCATCAAAATCTCCTATGTGGAGGTTACCACCTGAATAATAGATCAAATCGGCATCCGCACCCGACCCACTTCCATCATTATCAACTCCCCAGAATTTAGCAAGCATTTCACTTTTTGTATAATAATCATCTGTATGAACATGAGATGATAGATGAGAGGATGCTTCGCTATATTGAGTTTCAAAGTTATTTAATTCGGTTGTGGTTATTTTGTTGGCGCTCGTCCAGGTGGTATAATTTTTTATGTATCCCATTATGTCACCTTCATTATATAATAAAGAGAATAGTAGTATGGTTCGTATGTTATATCATTGAAGGTTATGGTGTTTCCAGTATGAGTATGACCCAGACCCCCGCCCGCATATCCAGTAGTACGATTCATCGTTAATGCGGCTCCATTTGGACCCATTGCCCAAGTAGGTGAGTAGCATGCTCCGGCAAATCCATTTGTATGGTCTTGCCAAGTGTGGATGTGAATTGGCATCTCATCAGCCGTTATAGCATGAGCAGTAACCGTAAATGATGCCGTAACTGAGGTTGAGGTTGCGCCCCCTGTGTCGCCAACATTATAAGTAGCACCCGCGCCCACTATGAATCGTTGACGCAAGTCGGGGGTTGTAACTGCTCCTATTGTCTGCCCATTGCATATATACCACCCAGTAGGAATAGTATCTGAATCGCCATGCCATAGTACTATAGCACCGACTGGTAAACCCTCATTTATGATATCAGTATAATGAGAACCATCCAGTTTATCCGCATCAAATCCAGTGTAGTATGAGGTGGTAAAAAAGTCTAAATCGCTCGAAGTCTTAGTATAATGTTGGGTATCGTGGTTATGTTCGTCAGCATCCTCTTTTATCTCATCCCATTGCGACTCAATATGATTGAATGCTCTGCCCGACAAATAATGAGTTGTTTCCCAGGGATCATGAAATTTTGTATATGCCATTTTTATCATCCTTTCATTATAAAACAAAGTGCATAAAACTTGGGCCTGATGTCGGTATTTCCGCCAGTAAAATATGATCCACTATGGCCGTGGGGCGTTGATGCAACTTCAGTGGTCGCAGAATCGACATCATAAGATGTGCCATAGTGAGAAAATACACCTTCAGCACCACCCGAATCCCCTTTATAATCATCGATATATGAATGGTAATGGGAGGGCAATTCATCGGCGGTTATTGCGTGAGTTCCAACGGCAATAGACGCCGCAGATAAAATTTTGTGACTAGCTCCACCTGTAGTCCCATATGCATGATCATCACCCACCGCTATAACAAATCGATTTCTAAGGTTTGGAGTACCATTTAACCCATTACATAGATGCCAACCTGCCGGAATAGAGGCTTCTGACCCACTCCAAATACAAATTGTGCCAGTATCTATACCAGCATCAAGTATCTGTTGGGCCGTAAGTCCATCCAGCTTTTCACAAATAACCCCGGACCCAGAACCATCATTAGCAGCCGTTATGTACTTCGCATCGCACTCAGTTTTTGTATAATATCGCTCGGCGTGGTCGATGCTATTTATGTAAGAAACCGCCTCATCATAAATACACTCTAGATTGGTCAGTGCGGTATTTTTGGCAGATTCCGTCATCGAGTGCTCGCGCCAAGAAGTCTTAGTGTACAAATTATCAACTCCACTTATTGCTTGTAAACTGTAGTTGTAAACTTTCTAAAGAGTTTTTAGTGTATATGAAGGAATGAGTTTCTACTTCGATGCCGGTTCCGGGGGTAATTGTTGCAGTATCCCCACCCACCAAAACGGCCTGATCAATCTCTCCATTGGCAGACCCAGACGGTATTATAAATGTAGTAACTATTGAATCGCTCGTTGTTGTTTGGTCCGTTCGGTACATTCGGAAAATTTCAGCCCCACTTTTTTTAAGCACCAGATATTTTATTCGGTCGCTATCCTCAAAGCATGGTAACCACGCCTCAGATGCATCTTCTGTACCGTCCGCATAGACTACCTGCCAAATATTAGGCGATTCGATAGCCGTCCACAGCTTAGTAAACGTTATGAGAACTAATAATACGTCCGATGTGTTAACATCATCGGGGCTAGCCATTTTCTTCTGTATATCACTCAATTTAATGAAAATGTCTTCCCAATCATCTTCAACTGGCCCGGTATAAGCAACCACATCATAGTAATCCTGTTGATTGGTATATCGAAACGTTATATTGCTTATTAGGCAATCATCGTCAATATCATGCTTGGATATCTTGATGTGTTGGAGTACACCTGCCGCTAGACCATCCTTAGAGGTCGTGTACTCGACTTTCTTACCTTCCATCGCATATACATCAAGGATGGCGTTAGCCTCTTCCAGGGCGGCTATACGACTCGACAACGAGGTATCTGAGCGAACGTTCTCCACTATCCCAGAAGACTCCGCGCCTTCTACAGTCTGCCTATTAATAATCTCAGCAAAATCGCTAGTTACTACCACTATTTGATAAAGGCCGGTATATACTATTTTCAAAACATCAGTTTCGGCCAGAGCGGTAGCACTAGAATCCTGTGAAATTATTTGGTCATTTTTGGCCCAATACCAATCCTTCCCAGTATCTACGCCTTTCTTACCGACCGTTTTTAAAGTATAATCTCCACCCCCCACTGACACATAAACTTCTGGTTCTCCACCAAGTTTATAAGCAACTGGAAAAGAAGTAGTTTGTCCATCACCTTTAGCATATTCTGTTTGGATGTCGGTTTCTTCCCAAGTTCCTATAATATATTGGCGGTTTCTATATTCGGGATTAGCGTGGGTTACACTCACACCGGAAAATGCATCCTCGATGAGGAAGTCGTCGGTTTCTATGAGATCCCATTCTGCCGCATAGCTGGTCCTATCAACAAAATATAACCTTTTATATTCATCAATAAACCATATAAATCCGGCCCGTTCTGCCATCTGATCAAGAACATCAGCCACACTTATATAATTGGCAATATATTGGGTGACGGTACCCCCGGCTTGGATTTCCCCGAGGGTCACACCTTCTGCCTCAAGATATTGATCGAGAACGTAGTTAACAATTGTTTCGACGGTGGTATCTTGCCAAGCTTTAGCAACTATACGTTTTTCTGCTAAATAGTGATAGTCGGCGCACGATATAGAATGTTTTATTACATCGCGGCCACTTACTAATCGCTCCGAACTACTATCGATATATCCTCCAAACACTTTGTAACCAATGTCCGAATAAATTTCTACTTCCTGGCCCTTTTTGAAATGTTTGAGTGCGCCGATGTCCAAAATTGTAAATGATGCAGTGCACCTTTTATTAACTGATAGATCAACTTCTGGGGTTGGAGATTCCATCAAAATGTTGTTACTTTTTACGTATATCTCATACCAAGTATAAGGCAGAACCTCGTGCCAAGTACCTAAATTTAATACATCTTGCCAGGTATATGTATCAAACTGATCAACATTATTAATGCGTACTAACATAATACCTCCAACTGCATCAGTTAAAAAATGGGCTCAAGGTTATTGAGCCTGTCTAATGTTCCGGATCTTGTTTCTGACCTGGTAAGCCTGCCAGATTCTCATGACTGAAGTCGCGAGTATCCGCTGCCCCTGCACCCCGAGGTTTTCATGAAACCCTCACGATGTATATTCACCAACCTATAGTTGACAACCAGCACAACATGTAGGTAAAACTGGATCATAAACTGGAACAGATGGCACATAAGTTTCCGGGCAAATGCTAGTGAAATCTGGCATCACTTTAGGTACATCAACGATCCAATTGAGATATGAAATGGGATACTGTAACACACCATTTATAGAAAAATTCCAACTCATTAGCCCCCATCCTTTTGCCCAAATATATTGTTCTCTAGAAACTTCTTCGTTGTTATTGTCTAGATGAATAAAATGTATCTCTATGGCATCTCTAACTCCGGACAAACCCCCAAAATCCTGCGAGAATTTTCTATAAAGTAGAATTTTATATCCAGGGCCACACCAAGGATAACAAGGTGTCTTATCATTATGCCATGATGTTCCTTGAGCGTTTGAACAATCAATAATTTCACCGACAGTCCAAAATCTCTTCATCCATTTAGACGGTTTCAATGTATCAGATTCGCGCATAGAGAATCTACATCTTTCACCACAATCAACATTTGGCTGCGAATCTTCACAGTCATACATATGTCGAACCATTTGTTCAGATGCGAAGTATTTCCAATATTCTAAATACCAGGGTAATGTAAACTTAACAACAAACCAATCTATATCGCCATTTGGATGACAATACATCCAATAACAATGTGCACCATCCCCAACAGCGTTAATTGATACTGTTTTACTATATACAACATCGTTACAAATCCAATAATCTAATACATCGATTATTTCTGGTGAAACGATCTGTTGATATGTTGGCAAACCACTGGGTCTGCTCAACTCCGGCCAAAATACACCGGGGCCAATATCATCATTACAATATGCCCACACGGAATATTTATTTTCACCCCACTCATCAAACTTGTGAAAACAGAATTGCCCGCCCCAACCACCGGGTGCATAATAAGCAGTTAAATATTGTCCGACCAGATTGGGTGCATCAAGTCCATGAACACCATCGGGGCACCATATCAAATATGAATTGTTCCCTGGCAACCACTGAAACGTAAACTTTTCATTTGGGCCAATAGTAACGGCATCGCATGTTATTGTCGAGCCGCCGCCATTGGTAGCACTCATGTATTTCCCATTCGACATCTGTAAAGCGTAAACATTGCCACCTTGGGGGCATAACGTAATAGCATCGATATCTCTAGGCCATGCTTCCCAAGGTTTGACATGTATTCCATCGCCATCTCTTATACTAAGAAATGGCCCCCATGCTCCTCTAACAAGTTGTGTCATAATATTCACCTACAAATAAGCGCATTCAGCTTTAATTATCATTGGATAGAGATCGTTGTAATATCGTAACAATGTAATCGCGGTACTGGCAGAACATTGGATATTGACATAATATGTGGTTTTCGCGGTAGTTACAACCTTAATAGTAGCAACC